CACGAACTAAAAAACAAGAATCCGCCCAAAGCAGCGAGGCGCAAATGATCATTCAGGAGTTGGTCAAACGCCCTGCCAGGATTGAAACGACCGATATAGGTTTATGGCGCGATGCGGTTAATTCAGCAAAAAACGGCTGGCGTACCAAGTTATACAACCTGTACGAAAACCTTATGAGCGACCCGATTTTGTCAGACGCGGTCGATAAACGCATCAATGCCATTACCAACGCTGAAATTTCATTTTTGAGAGACGGTCAGAATGTTGAAGAAATTGACGATTTAATCGACACTCCCGAATTTGAGGAACTCATACGCGAAATTCTTTTGGCCAAAGCCTGGGGAAAGTCAGTTATCGAAGCTTCGTTTAATCCCGATTTCGACATCTTTTCATTCCCTCGCAAAAACATCTACATCGCCAACATGGACAAACGCCTGTCGGAACGGAAACGGTACATTGTTGAACGGGAGGGAAACCGTACCGGTTACGATTATTCGCAGGATGAATTTATACTGGAGTGCGGGAAAGATGACGATTTGGGCTTTTTGTTTCAGGCAGCTCCTTACGTGATTTATAAACGAGGTGGCTGGGGCGACTGGGCTGAATTCGCTGAAGTGTTTGGCCGTCATTTTATCATTGGCAAGTATTTTGGCAGCGACATTACCACGCGGGATAAATTGTTTGCCGAAATCGAAAACATTGGGTCGGGCCTGAAAGCCGCCATCCCAAAAGAAGCTGATCTGGAAGTAATCCAAAATCAGACTTCAGGCAACAATACGCTTTTCAATACCTTCACAAAAGCCTGCGACGAACAAATATTGATCGCGGTATTAGGTAACCTGATGACTACTTTAAACGGGTCAAGCAAGTCTCAAGCTGAAGTTCATCAGGAAACACAGCAGGATATCAATAAATCGGATCGCCGGTATGTGCAACGTTTATTGAATCGTTGGTTAGTTCCGCTGCTGGTTAAGCGTGGTTATGATGCTGCCGGAGGGTACTTCTCTTTTCCTGATCAGGGTGAAAGCATGAGTACGGCTGATCGTCTCAAATTAGCAATCAGTCTGAAAAATGATGCCAAAGTTCCGGTTGACGATGATGTTTTCTATGAGATTACCGGTATTTCGAAACCAAAAGGCAAACAGCCGAAACAGGAACCGATGAACCCAGAGCCAGAACCAACAAAGAAGAAAGGGTTAAGAAATTTTTTCGTCCAGGCCCCGGCGCAGATCGGGGCAAAGCGGCCAAACTTAGTGAGGAGATTAATCGACAATACAACCGGAAACATTAAACTTTCGGCTGATTATTCAATCAACATTAGCTCGCTGGCCGATGAAGCATTGCGCGAGATTTATAATAATCCTGATCAGGGATTGTTTAACCCGCGCCTGTTCGAAATTACAAACGATGCGCTTCAGCAGGCAATCACCGTTGAAGTCAATCAGGAAGACGCGGATTGGGGCAAAACAAACAAAGCATTCGTTAACCAGTTCCGGGAGAATACCGCAGTTTTCGCCGCTTTTAAAAACCATCAGCAAACCAACGAAATAGTTGATCTGCTAACAGACGAAAATGGAAATACGCGTTCATTTTCGAAGTTTAAGAAGCTGGCACTTGAGGTATCAAAAGACTATAATGTCAACTGGCTGCAAACCGAATACAACACTGCTACCCGCTCAGCCCGTGCCGCTGTTAATTTCAGGAAGTACCTGGAAACGGAGCATCTGTATCCAAACCTTGAATATCTGGAGAGTATTGCCGAGCATAAACGCATCGACCATGAGCATTACGTTGGCACAATTCTTCCAATCAGGCATACCTGGTGGGAAACACACTTACCACCTTCAGCGTGGAATTGTCAATGTTCCGTCAGGCCATCGAATAAGCCTATTACTGCGGTTCCTTCAGACGACGAACCTATAAACCCGATATTCGATAACAATCCCGGACAAACGGCCAAAATGGTAAATACGGAAGAAACGGCATACTATACCAATACGGATGCTGGGTTAAGGGCGGCTATTGAAGAATTGGCGATTAGGGCTGAGCGTATCAGGCAGCGGCTTGCAGAAATTGAATTTGAGCGGACAAGCTACAATTCGGGCGGATACATCGATATTCCAAAAAGCGGCCAAAACAAAAACGAGTTGGCTAAAAACATCGATGTATTTGGAAAGTTGGCTAAAACAGGTGAAAAGTATGCTTTGCTTGATGTGGTCAATGCTAAAGGAAAAAAGAATCCGGATGCAGTTAATCTGATCGATTACACTTACTCCGATGCCAAAGCGACCACAACCTCAAATATAAAAAGTGCGGTGCAAAACAGCATCAAAGCAGCATCAGCGCAAAAGGTTGACGAAGTCGTTATTCAATTGAACACTGAAGCCAACCTACACGAAATTAAACGCGGACTGTTGGCTTCGTTCCAGCAAGGCCGTGCCGAAACAATTCGGAAAGTGATCGTAATTGACAATACGGATAAAATCTTGATTTTCGATATTGATGAGTTTAAGGCAGCCTTTGAATAACAAAAGGGCTTTCTTTTAACAGAAAACCCTTTCGCGGGGGAGCCAAGCTCCGGCTGCATAAGCAGTGATACAAATGTATAAATTAATTTGAAATTCAACGCTATGGACATCAACGAATTTGCAAAACAGTTCCCGGAGCGAATCAGAAAGCTTCAGGAGTTTGCCAATGGTGATGACATCAAAGATGTGATGGGCGTTGAAGCGGTTGCACATTTCAAACAATCATTCGATAAACAGGGATTTACCGACGAAAATACGGAGCCGTGGGCAGATGTGAAACGTCGTGATCCCGACTCAGAATGGTACGGGCACTCCGGCCAGACGGGTAAATTCAGCGCGGCGCGTACTTCAGCGAAAATACTAACCGGCGAAACCGGAGAGCTGAAGGAATCGACCTACTATACAAAAACAGAAAAAGGGGTAAGGGTTTACAACGAAAAGCCTTATGCACGTGTGCATAATTTTGGGGGCATGGCCAAAGTTTACGGCAAAAAAGCTTTCCAGATGATTGCTCGTCCGTTCATCGGTCCCAGCGCAACGATGATGACCAACATCAGAACGGAAATTAAAACCCGAATTAAATCGATTTTAGAAGGCATTTAATAACACTTTAAAATATGAAAACAGTTTACACCGCAGTTCTCGACCGACTAACTGAAAAAGTACCGGCACTGAAATGGATCGATATGGACACCGGACAATTATCGGTAACGCCGCCACCGCTTAAATTTCCGTGCGGCCTGATTGGCATAAAGCTACCCAAATGCAAGTCGATAACCGATTCGTTGCAGGACTGCGAGGCGCGGATCAGTATCAAACTGGCATTCGATACCCAAATGAGAACTTCAGCGGCAACACCAGGAGAATCGCGTACCGCTTCGCTGGCCGTTTATGATACTATTGCCGATGTTTATGCCGCTTTACAGGGTTGGGGTACGCAATACTTCAATACATTAGATAGGACCTCACAGGGCGACGAACCCGCCCGAAACGGACTGTTTATTTATAAAATGGAGTTTTCAACGACGTTTGAGGATGCAACGGCTGAGTAGCCTCCCCTAACCCCTCCAAAGGAGGGGAATAAAAAAAACGCTCCGAACATGAGACAATCTCGTTCGGAGCGTTTTTGCTCCCTCCCCACTTTGGGGAGGGCTGGGGAGGGGCTTTTTATTTAATCGAATTCATAAGCTTCTTTAATGCTTTGATGTGCATAAATGCCATATAACGTTGGTTTCCGCTTGTGCAATCGGTCAGGTCGGAGCCTAACCATGTTTCAAACATATCATCAAGAGTCTCAATGAAGTTTTCGGGATCATCCATCTTCAGCAGTTCTTTTACCGCTTCGCGCTCTTTACATTCGGTCATAACGAACCTCCTTTCAAGTCCCCTTCAGGGGATTTAGGGGTTTTCGCACAGGCCTTGCAACGTATTGCCCTCGCAATTAACTGGTTATTACTTACAACTACAATACCATCGCGGCTATTTTTGTCGGGGTTACAGGCACAGGTTAGCCGTGTGCGAAATACCTCAAAGCCTATCCGTTTGCAGCTTTCTTTTATGTCTGTAAGCTCGCTTTTAAGGTTTACAAATGTAGTTTTCATATCAACCCTCCTTTCCGCATTTTGGTAAACAGATTCATCCGGATTCTTTCGTCCGAAATTAGCATCAGTTGCTCAATGGTTTCGGTATCAACATTGGCCGATCGTGAGAGGATGTTTCGACAGGCGCGTTCGATGCCACGCAGCATTTCGTCGCTTACCAGCCAGGGGCGGGTTTTAATGTGCGAGAAAACGGCATCGCTCACCCCAATGCGTTCGGCCAGGCGCGATTGCGTTCCGCAGGCTACAATAGCAGCCTCAATAACCTCGCGGGTTACCTTGTCGGCAGGAGTTTGCTGGTAATGCTCCTGCAAACGCTTGGTAATTTCGGAGGTTGACCGCTTGTTTTCAATTGCCGGGCGATCCATCCGGTCGATAATCAAATCTTCAGCCCAATCACGAAACAAACGGGCGCGTTCGCTCTTAATGAAAAAGCCCAGCCTCACCACCCCGCGTTTGGTATAAAATACCTGGTGAGGCTGAACGTTTTTCGAAAGGGGGCTTGAAATACTAGCCCCCTTCAAAAAGTGCTTTCCTTCAATAAAGTCATCTGGATTTTTCGTAAGGTGAAATCTGATTGTCTTTACATCAACATTGTAACCAGATGCGACCTCTTTGGTAGGCATTAAAAATTCATAGTTTGAATCAGGAAGTACCGTCACCGTCAAACCTTCGGTAACTTGCAAACTCATGGTTTGCTTTTCACTCTTTTTTTCCATTTGAAAGTCAATAAAATGGTTAAAAAAATAAGCTCGTCAATTTCAGGTGTGACTTTCAATTCAACGCGGAGCGTTCGAATCAGTTGTGTGTTTCCATCACAACCACCATACTTTTGACGAGCCGTTATTTTTACTAAAAAAGATTCTCAGGTATTTGCTCCTGATTGTTGAAATTGAAAGTCAGGGGCAAATATATTTAATTTTTCAATTTAAATGCGGTTTCGAAGTTTTTTATTATTACCATGTCTCCCCGCCGTAATCAAAATCGTGCAGATAATAGAAGTTTTTTATAGGCGGCTTCATCTGGAGTATCATTTTTGTGAGTCACCTCTTCCGGATCAATGCCCAATTCCTCACAGGCATCTTCGAAAGTTTTGATATCCTCAAAACTTCGTTTCTTGAATAAGTCTTTACCGAAATTTTCTTCGAGTAATTCTTTAAACCAGTCCGGGGCATCCGGATAGATTTTTTTTGCAGTTGATTTTTGAAGTGTTAATCCCATTGTTTTGATTTAATGATTATTGATAGAATCGAATAAGCCAGGTTGTTTTGCATCGGCAACCACCGGTTTAACAGGCGGATGATTGTTTGAGAGGATATCGTCAATTTCGCTTTCAGCTTTTTTACACTCCATGAGAATGTATTTGTCGCGGCTGCGGAAGTATTCTTTTTGCAAACGCCGCATCTCGGATACTTTGGCGGTGAAGTCGTCCATGTTATTCGCGTTTGTACATTTCAGGACTGGACTCAATCAAAAAGTCAATTTTTGATTCCGCTGTCTGCTGGGTGTCGTAAATAGCTCCTGATCCGAATGACTTCCATCCGCCTGCTCCTACATTAGTTTTCTTTGCGATCCTCCACTTCGACTTTTTACCGTCGTATTGGGAGCGTAATATTTCCTTTTCCATCACATTACATCTTTGAGCTCGCTTTCAAAATAGGGGAACACGTCAACAATATTGCTTACTGCCAGAGAGGTAATTTCGTAAGAAACCAGGAGGTAACTTAATCCATCTTCAAGGCGTTTTAAGGCCTGTTTAATGTCATCGGCAGCAATCAGGAACGATTCGTTGATCTTCTTTTCTTTTCCGGCATTTTCATCGATGGTAACAATGCTGATTTTGCCTGTGTAGAACCATTGTCCCTCTTCGTGCGGGAAGATTTCAACAATGTTTGTTTGAGTAATTTGCTTTACCGTGAACTCGCCGCGAACCATTTGGCTAAGCATTTCGGTAATCCGGCTTTCGGCGTCGGTGTAAGTAACGGCATCAACAAGATAAGCCTCCGATACTTTGCGCTCACGTCCGTCGTCGTCAATTTTAACGTAACGAGCCACGCATTTAAACCATTTTTGCATAATAGGTATTTTTGTTTGTTTCTGGCTTATGCCATTGTTCGGGGTGAGGTAATCGAACCCTCGTCCATCAGCCTAAAGCTGATTCTCTTTCCAGTTGAGCTAACCCCGCTTCCATCTGCTATTTGCGCAGAATTAAGACTTAACTTGCAGTCTAACCGTGTTCCCTTTTCTTCAGAGACCAATAGCACCCGTTTAAAGTCTGGGTACACCGACATCCCTCGAAAACCTTTAGTGAAGCTCCTCACGAGGGACGCTGTTGTTACTTCACGATCCTGAGAAGTCAGGCTTTTTCCGGTTTACACCGGTCTTCTTATCGGTGGGTTTATCTTACAGCCTGTTAAAGCTTGGTTCTAACTTTGTCCATACGCCAAGGTTATTCTTTTGCCAGAAGTAAAAGTTTGTGGCGGTCGATTCAACCAGGTGCGATTCACGGAAGAGTGCCATGATTGCAGAATAATCAGGTGAGTTGAAACTTTCTTCTAAATCGTACAGTTTTGAAATTGACTTATAGTCCAAGTCACCGTATTTGTTGCGTTCAATCAAGGTCATGGCTAACTGATACATCGGGTCTTCAGTTCCTTTTTCCTTATTGGCAATCCATGCTCGTAGGAATTCGATCAGGCGCGATGCGGCAACGTCAGCGCGTTCGTCAAACTTTTTAACCTTGTTGGTTTTTACTTCAATCTTGAAGTTTTCTTCCTGAAGGGTATAGCTCATCTGATTGTCGGAGCGCAATGCTCCATATTCGCCCATGATGGCGCGGAATGCTTCTGTTTCTTGGCTCACGAAGGCGAACAATCCCATTACATCAGAAGTAACCTGACGAACCTTCTGTTCGATGTGCAGAACCACGTCGGCGCGTATGCCTTCGTAAGCGGCGCGTCTATTCAATTTGTTGTCGCGCTCTTCTTTCTTTTTTTGAAGCAATAAGGCTTCCAGATCGGCAGACGATACCTGAGATAAATCAATCGTTTGTTTTTGTGTTTGAGTTGTAGTTCCCATTTTTCAAATTATTATTGATTAATTACTATTATTATTAATTCTTTTTCTTCAAGTTCTTTAAGCTCTTTTTTTGCGTTAATACCAAGCCATTTTGTAAATGTTGAATAGGAAATATTAAACTCACCTTTTATATACATGGAATAGACTTTTGTAAGGGGCAACCCTTTATGTTCATTCTGAACCTCCTGTACAAATTCCTGAAATTTCAGGACCCGATGTAGATGATATTTCCGGTTATAAGCCATTAGTTCAGAAATGATAAATATTCCATTTCTTCATTCGTGATCTGATTCACCGATTTAAAGTCCTTCTGTTTGTTCAGAAAAGTGTGGTAGATATTTCGGAGCCGTTCGGCAGGGATTTCGTTAAAATTTTTGTGGCCAGTAGCGCGGCATGCAATGCCTTTAATGATCGCTGCATCTGACTCCTGATGAATCATTTTCAGCCAACCGCCTATTGATGCCATTACCTGTTTCCGTAGGTTATCAAGTACCGGGGCTTTCGGAGTGTTATCGCGTTCCAGTTGTCCGCATAGTTCGGTAAGCTCCTGAACCGACAGGTCGAGCGAACTGCTAACGCCGTATGATTCCATAATAGCGGCCTTATCATCCTTCCCAAGTCCTAACTTGGTGGCCAGCGTATGGTATCGCTTAACCAGTAGCGCGTGTTGTAGGTCTGTTGTTGTTTTCATCGTATTAATATTTGAGGTTTGTCCAGTGGATAATTTTGCCAGTGTAGTCGTGGTCAAACCACGCGAAGAAGTCTTTTACCGAATTGAATCCATCATTTTTTGATAGCGTATCGATTATTTGGTATTGATCTCTGTTGAATACCTTTAAAATCTTTCCATCTATCGTTATGGTTGGATAATCAGAACATGGATTGTCGTATTTAAACTCAATCTTCTGTACCGATTTGCAAACAAGCGTTGGTGCAAACTGAAACTGATTTTTTGACCGATTAAAAACGACAGGGTGAATCAAACTACCTTCGTGCCAGCGGTCGTGAATGTCTTCTCGTATGGTATGGTATTTTGGTGATACCGGTTTAGAGTCCCAATTTTTACCAAATCTATTTAAGTATAATCTATTATATACTCCATATTCTTCCATAGCGATCTTTCTCGTTTCTCCATCAAGGCTGTCAACTATACTAAACCATATTTTTTGCATAAAATAGGTCGGTGTTCCGTCCTTAAACTTTGCTTGAAATGGTAAAATCATAACTTTAAACTTTGAATTTTAAACTTGAAACTTTCTATTATTCCCAGTACATTGCGCATAACTCTTCATTAATGTTAATCGACTGTTCACTAATCGAGTATCTTGAATTCACGAAAACCTTTAACCCTTTCACCCAAAAAATAACTTCAGCATATTTTTTAATCGTTTCTGCACAAGCCGGTGACGGTAGGTTTCTTTTTTCATGAGAAAGAATGATCAGCAGCTTGTTCGGAAACATTTTATTCAGGTATTTAACTCTAAGCTCGCCAACAAATTCATCCGAATAGTGCGTTGTATTATCGATAAATATGATCTCTGCCGATTTTGGTTTTTTAAGCTCATCTACCAGTTCTTGTAGCTCTATATAGTTGTCCCATAAAATTTTGGTTCCTGGCGTAATACCAACCCGTTCACTGCTCAACCTTAACGATTCACCCAGTCCCTGCTCTGCCGCTATATACCTGACCCTGTACCTGTGCGATAAATCTTCAGCCAGCATTAAGGCTAAGGCAGTTTTCCCGTTTTTGTCCTGACCATATATTTGCCAGATTCCGGTAATTACAGCTTTTTCGCCAACCAATTTCCGTAACTCTTCATTTTCAAAAACAATGGGTCTGCCACATTTTTTTTCGAAAAAGTTACGTGTCGTAAGAGATCGCGTCATGCGCTAGTTGTTTTCAGTCAGTTCGCAAATCAGGTCATTAAGCCTATTCAGAGAGTCGCTCAGAAGATCGGTCGTATGATTGTATGCAGACCTAACTTCAATCGTTTCCATGTTTATTTTACGCGAGTCATAAAGCTTCTCTCTATCCTTAATTTTCTTCTCAATCAATGTGGCCAACTCGGCGGTTTTTTGTATGATTCGTTTCATGCTGCATCCTCCCTACTTAGAATAAGTAAGCTTTCAGCCCTGCGAAGCCCGCCAATATGCCCACCTGAGTCGTTTGATAGGCAGCGTTTGGCGATAGTGTTAATCTGATCTGGATCGCAGTTGTTTGCGCTCAAAACGTCTGTAATCAGTTTTTTATAAAAGGCGTTCCGATCCTGTCGTTCGCGGGGAACAATGGCTGAGAATTTTTCGGAGTAGCGCGAGAAGATTTCGGCAAAACCAACCTTTTTATTTGCTATTCCGCGTTCAATTTTTGAGCGGAGCCCATCGGCTCCCATCATATACCAGCCGCAGTAATTTTCGGTGGCGTTCCAAAGTTCTTTCAGTTCCAAAAAGGCTTCATATTCCAAATCTCCGGCCTCGTCTATAATTACCACCGGGTGATTAATGCTCTTCAGGTAAAATTTAAGGGTTTCCTTCACGGTGAAATACTGACCTTTGCTTTCTCCTCCTACAGTTTTGGCCAGAAGCCTGATAAATGCCTGGCGCGTTTTGGCCTGACTTGCATCCACGTAAAAACAGTTTTTAATTGTCCGGCTCAGGTACTTAGCAGTGAATGTTTTGCCAATACCGCAGTCGTCAACGCATATTTTTGCTTTTGCATAAGCCTTGCAAAACTGTACGTCCTCCTCAATCATACAGAACACGTCGGTGCGGGCAACGTTCCACTTACGGTCCTCGATGGTAATCCCTAAGAATTGCGCCATCATGATCCACTGGGTAGTTTTCAGCAGTCCCATGTGTTCGCCTTTGTGAAGGCGCGAGTAAACAGCCGCCGAAATTCCGAGCGATTTGGCAAATGCGCCGTCTGTGCCGTCGTATAGTTCGCGGCGTTCGATCATTGCGTCGATGATCTTTAATTTGAAATCCTGTGTAAGTGTGATAGCCATTTGGTTTGTTTTTGGTGTTAAAATCGTTCGTATAAACCTTTATTAAAAGGTGTTGAAATGGAATTTAAATCGTCTTCGTTTTCGTATTCTTCAACCGGAGGCATTGTTTCAACTGGTCCAATTCGTTCGTTTACCGGCCTGCGTAATCCTGGTATTTGGAAATCATCATTAAGCGTTTGTGGAATATTGTCAATTACAGTCACTCGTTCGATTGCTTTCCTCCTAGTATTGATATATCCCGTGACAGAAGAAACATACATGCACATTAATTCTTTATCCTCAAGATCGGCGGCAGTTTGTTCCAGTTTGGCACGGTGGTAAACAGGTTTTGCAACTGCCTCGCAAATACAGCGGTCAGTTCCACGTAAATAGACCAATGCTTTCAATACTTTTCCGTAATTATCGTCAATCCAATAGATGTCAAGGTCTTTACCTTCAACCTGCGAGAGAAGAAAAATTAACCTGTCACTAAAGGCAATCGACCCATTTTCTCCGATTAGAAATTCATTATTATTCAGCCTTATAATTCCAGTATTGCAGGATGTCTGTGTTTTATATCCAAGGAAAGGAAGAAAAGCGCGCCAGTTTGTTGGTGTAATTTTAGGATGTTGGGTATCTCTGAAAACCTGCCAGCGTGTTTTACCTTTAATAACCGGATGCTCTGAGTTGTTCCAGTTTCTAATATCAACCGTACACTCTTCAACAATTTGGTCGTATGGTAAAATAATGTGCTTTTGTGGGCCAGCCTGATTTGGTTCAGATAGAGCATTCGGTCTGGCGATCCATCCTTCGCGTTTCTTTTCAGTTCCGTATCTGAGGGGTTTCCAATAGGGCTCAATTCGTTTGGCTCTGGCAACGTTGGCCTCAATATGTGTTTCCTGAAACATACGGCCTTTATCAAGGAACGATTTTAGATAAGCGCTATTTCCGCTCATTTCGCCTTCGAGTTCATAAGGTAGATTAAAACCCCATTCCGTATAATTTCGAACCATCTGACGATAAAACTCTAATATCATTTCTTCCTTTGTTCTTCCAAATACCCAACAGGTTATCATTACGCTTCCGAGGTCAATACCGCCGTACATCCAAACACGCTTTCCTTTTTCATACCAGAAAGGAGGTTGCCTGTCATCGACTGAGATAATTGAACCGGCAAATTCAGGGCGTTTCATGCTGTGGTAGGGCTTAAATTTCGACATCCACATTTGGCGATCTCCACTTCTCAAAGTATGGGTTCCTACCTTATTTGTCCATTTTGCCAACCAGTTTGTAATGGTTGCCTGTGATAGTTTTGGGAATTCTTTGGAGTTGTATATTTCACCTGTTTCGCTATTGATTACGTCAACATATCCACTCAAAAAACCCTCATATTGTCGAGCAATTTGGGTTGCTGTTGGTTTATCTGATTGGTATGCAAACATGCTATTCAATAAGTTATTGACTGAATCATCCACTTTTAAGGCCGATTTATTACAGAAATTGCCGTGAATCAGTGCGGAGTAACCTTCTTTTTTGTAGTCTTTCAGTTTGCGGTTTAAAGCAGCGGCGTTGGCGGGTAGGGTGTGACTTTCGATGTCTCTGAAACGATTACAGTCATTTACTGTCAGATTCCAAACATTTGTAGTTTCACCCGTTTGTGGGTTAAAAATTCGGGTAGGAGTACCTTTAAGGCTTAATACATACGAGCGTCTGTGTTCATAAACCTTTGTAACAGTATTTAAAACCGATGCGTTCGTAACATATTCTTCAATAACGGTATCAGGTAGATGTTTTCCATCAGCAAGCATATAATTGTAATAGAAATCAATCGCCCGTGGATCACGTTTGTAGTATTTCTCAAAAAGTCTGATTACCGATTGTTTTTCCGGCTCACCAAGTTTTAGTATAGCTTCTTTTTGCCAATCTCTGGGCAACGTATTAAACAAAACAAGGGTTGGTGAATTTGGCCCAGGTTTACGAAGCCGTTTAATAAAACCACTTTCAATCCGATGCCGTAAACCACGCTCTCCGATTAAACACAAACTATTCTCGTCTGCATTTTCGCCCGAAATCAATAAGTTTGCGCGTATTCCAAGCTGGTCGTTGTGATATCCGTATGGGTTCATTGCTTAATGAGTTAAAAAGGTTTATTAAAATCCCGGAGCCAGTGCTATTCTGGCTTTATCCGGGATCATTTACACGGATTGTATTTTATTTTCCTGAAAGACTAGGTTTTTGTGGATCGCTCGAATCAGCAAAAAGCAGTAGACTTATAAATGCGCAAGCGAAACAGGTGGCAAAGTGCCAGCGAGCACCTTGAAAAGCAGCTCCGTAAAAAGCCAGTACGGCAAGCACGGCAAAAACAATGGCGAAAAACTTATTCATTGCTCTCATTGGATTGAATATTAGTTTCTGGATTAATAAAGTCGATTAGATTCTGTGCGGCCTGTAATACTTCCGGGCTCATGGTCCGCCGCTGAGCAAACATATGTCGGATTGTTTCCGGCGTGTATTTTCCTGAAAGCATTTCAGAAATTGTACTATAAGCACAGCGTTTAGGCAGCTTGTTTTTTACTGCTTCAATGTCCGGATCAAGAATTATTTGTTTTTTCATTTTTTTTTGTCGTACTTTTGTTACGGTTATGTGTTACAAATATATTATCATTTGTCAATATCATCCAAACAAATGACAATATTTTTTAGTCAAAAGACAATTTATTTTATCAAATGACAATAAATAAAAGAATGGAGTTAATAATCAGTACTTTAAAAATGAATAATAATTCATTCAGTCAAAGTATTGGGGTAAATGCAACCGTTATACACAATATAATTAAAGGTCGAAACGCTCCCAGCTACGATATTCTCAATAAAATAGCATTGTCATTTGATAATATTAACATGAATTGGCTCATTTCCGGAAAGGGGCAAATGATTAAGGAAATTGAAATTAATAAAGTGGAAGAGCCATCAGAAGAGTATAAGACTAGTCCTCCATGCGAACAGTGCAAAATAAAGGATGAATTGATAAAAAGTCTAAAAAGAGAGATCGACACACAGGATCATTTTATCAAACACCTGGTCGAAAGTGATAGCCCGGTATCCAGCGGGCAAAAAAGAAAGGTAATGTAATTCATTTGTGGGCAAATCATCCCCATTGCGGTTAACTCAATAACCGTTTAATACGCATAAATCCCGCGCACACATGTTTTTCTAATTCAAAACGCTACAAAAACACTCGTAAATAGCTGATTATCATCAAAACGCAGTATTTAACACTCGATTATATTATCGGATTATCGGGGGGTCTATCCGGTCTATTTAACGCTGTTATAGCTATTTTTTGTGCGTTATAGGTATAGTTATAGCCATGTTTTTTAGTGCTTTTTTGTCCGGTGTTAGTCCGGTGTTCATTCCGGTGTATGTTTTTATAGTGTTTTTATGGTATTTAAATCTCATTAAGTGCGCTGTAACCTGGGCACAAAAAAAAGCCCCATTTTAAGGAGCTCTGTGTCGCCGTTTACTACCTGCCAGTATTGGCTAAAATGGCTTATTTTGCGGGGTTTTTAGGCTTATTTAGTGGTATTGTACCTCCCGATTAAAGCAACGCAAAATTTTGCCCGTTTTTTTCTTCTTGAATTAAAGCATTGTTAAAGCAATCCTCAACTCTTTGCACAATTCGTTTTTCTCTTCCTTTTTCTATCTTATTGATTTTCATTGTAGTTGTGTGTTGTGTGTTTTCACTGTTCGTTTTATCCCCCTTATTGGATTCAATCAAAAAAGAAACGATGTCATTAAATATGGAAGAAAAAGATCTGGAGAAATTTATCCTGATCGGCGATCGGGTACTCATCCGGCCCAAGAATCCACAAGGAAAAACAGCTTCGGGATTATATTTGCCACCAACTGTTCAGGAAAACGAAAAAACCCATAGCGGATATATCCTCAAAGTTGGCCCGGGATATCCCATCCCTGCTATGACGGATGTTGACGAACCCTGGAAAGAAAAAAAGGAAGCAGTTCAATATGTTCCGCTTCAGGCCAGAGCTGGCGATCTGGCAGTTTATCTCAATAAAAGTGGTTGGGAAATCGAATTCAATAA